TGTTCGTCTTCTCCATGTTGCCGAGGAAGATCCACGGAATCCTGAAGCAGCCGCGAATCTTGTCCCGGCTGTCCTTATCGTACTCCTGGAACAGTTCGTCCTTGTGCTGCACTCCAGTGAGCGGCTTGATGTCGAGCTTCATCGTACCGACACTCTGCACGCCCTCAGTCACTGGCTCAGACTCGAGGAGGAGGAACGTCGAGTAGTTGTGACGCCCAACCACATTACTCTCGGTGAACTCCTTGTACCTGGAGATTGAACCCTGGGTGAGCATCCCGTTCGACACCAGGATGGCCATCGACGGGACCATGTTGTTGTCGAAGGTGGTGAAATTGATTTCCTCGGTGCTTCGCGACCCGTAGATCGGGAAGAGGCAACCGGTGAACCGCGGCAGCGGGTATGGCGTTCTTGGAGCCCAAGTGTTAGGGAAGAACACGACCTCATTGGCTCGGTCTTCATATGGCAGTGACTCGTCGGCGACATAGCCGTTGTGCCGGTTGATGATGCGCGGGTCGCCGAGAGTCTTGAACCAGGCCAGCCGGATACCACGACGCTGAAGTACGAGACGGAAGTTGCGCCACACAGTGCGAACACGATGCTCTACTGTGCCATCCGCATGGTAGAAGATGATCTTCTGCTTGGTCTCAACTTCTACCGTGGTGAGTTTGCCCCAACGACAGGTGTACGCTGGGATGTGATTGAATCCCATCAACTCGCTGTCACGATTCCGTACCAGTTCCCACCAGGACATCCCGGTGTTCTCCTGGTCTGTACGCTTGCGCAGGCGTAAGTCAGTGAATGAAGCGTGCGGCTCGTTCACCGAAGCATTGTCGAAGAAGTTCTTGAGGATGCTGTACTCCTCATCCATCCGCTTGATGACTTCCGGGGTCATGTCCTTGCGCTTGAAGCGCGGTTTGTAGTCGTGTCCAAACGACTCACAGTTGATCATCATGGCTTCGGTCAGCTGACCGAGGATGGTGTTCTTCTCCCAGAGGGAGGACAGCTCCAACATGTTGATCGGCGGACGAATAACTCCGTACGCGTCGTAGTCGAGGCGGAAGGGGTCTTCAATAATCTGCTGGCTGGCCTTGTCGACCGTAGAGTCAGCTGCCTTCTCGATCGCGATCGAGCCGTCCGCGATGAAACCGTTGTCATCTGTCACCCGACGGATACCCATCTGCTCGTACGGGGAGACTGAAGACTGTCCAGCTTTCTGGATTCGGAACAACCCAGGCTCATCTTTTTCTGCTCGTCGCTGGATCATCTGGTTCCCCGTTCAATGAAGGCCGGGCTCGTTCTCGCGCTGCTTGCGAGCCCCGCGTTGTGACATGTTGACCGCAATTTCAAACGCGTCGAAGAGGTCGTCCTCACCACTGCCATCGCCACGGAAGGCAACCATGTGATTGATGAATTCGGTGTGGTTGACCTTGAGACGTACCATCTTCGATTCGAACAGGCCAGTCAAACGCCAAGCTCGAGTCAGCTTGTCAACTTTGGTGAAGACCGGTACGGCTCGTCCCTTCATATCTGGATACTGGGAGACTACCTGATGGAACTGCGCAGCTTGGTAAGCCACAGCCTCGATACCAACTCGAACCGGCTGCTGTGACATGAAGCGTTCGCCGATGATAGCCGTCTGCTGGTTGAAGCCATAGCGTCCCTGAATGTAGTCGACCAGGTAGATGATGCCAGTCTTCAGGTCGCGGGCGATGGTGACGTGAGCGAACTTGTCATTGCGCTCGCGTAGGCCGATGGCCAGGTCGACCCCAGACCATAGGACCGCAGACTCAGGCGGCTTGTCATAGAAGATCTGGTCGTGCTCGAACCACTCGCCGGAAAAGACATCGCCGCGCATGGTGTTGATGTCGCACTGGTACTGCGAGTCGAAGATCGAGGGACCCTTGGTAGCTCGCTGTTCGAGAAGAAACTTGACTGAGAACTTCTCCGGCCAAGGGGTTTCGTAAATAGGGTGACCAAGATCGTCTTCACCTATGACAGTTAATGCTGGTATGATCTGAGTATGCTCTTTCATCTCATGTTCGAGCAGATGACCAAAGAGGTCATCCGGGTGATATCTTGTTCCGATAATACGTCTTTCTCCTCTGAAAGGTACGGCTGGATCTGGCGGTTCAATACACGGGTCGAGGGTCTTGTAATAGAAAGTTTTGATCTTCTCTCGCTGGGGAGCAGTATGGCTATGGTCCTCGTCCACTAGGTCGTCAATGACGGCTACATCGTAGTGCTTCCCGACGACAGCAGCCCCAGCCCCAACTGCGGTGATGTTGGACTCCTTGGTGTAATCTACTCGCTGACGAATATTGATCTCGTCATTATTCCAGACGATATTCGGGTCATTGAGAGAACGAGGAGCAAACTCTCCAAACATTTCTATGAGAGCATCGTTAGCAGATAGCTGTTGTTTAACCTCTCTAAGTAACGCAGTTGCGTGTCCAGTCGTCATAGATACAATCACGATACGAAGATTTGGATTAACGCAGAGATACCATATGATCTTCGCAACTGTTCCTATCGTCGATTTCCCGCTGCCGCGATATGCGAGACATAGACTCTGAGGATGTTGCTCTTGGAAAGCCAACATTTGTCTATGATGCTTTCGACAATCGTAACCGAGAATATGAGTGGCTAGAAGATCGACTCGTCGATCTTCGACGATGGCCTTCTTCAGCGTGTCTTGATACAACTGATCAGCCTCGACAATGGACCCGGCCAAGGCATTCTTCGAGCGGTCTCTCCCGACGGCCTTGATGCGCTCAGGGTCGGAGGAAGATGAGAGGCGTTTCAGCGCCGTGAATGGCTGACGAGGCTGCGGCACACAAACCTCAATCGCCTCGAGCGCATCCACCTACGAGCAGGTGTAGAACTGCACCCGACCCAAGCGCCGTAACCTTGACGAAGAACGGTCGCTGAAGGTTCTCTAGCAGCGTGCAAACATGGCCATCGTTGTCGGCGATGATGATGATATCCTCAAGCACATCTTGTTCCACCCAGCCGCCAGTGTAGGTGACAACCCCAGTCACTGGGTCAGTCGCCACCACCGCTGCCGGGCTCCAGAACAAGATCTGCATTGTTGCGGTCTTTGTCCCAACACTCTCAAACGCGGCCTCGAGCCAGACCGTGTCCCAGCCTACGGAGATCACGCCAGCGCTGATGGCAGCTGGAACAACCGTATCGACTGCCGTGACCACCCGATGTGACCCGAGCTGCGGAAACGGCGGGAGCATGCTCACGCCGTCAACAACTTTAAACAAGTCGCTCATTTATAGTCTCCCACTCTTTTGAATTTTAGTCGTGGTTAGCTCGACATTGGTCTTTGTCTGGACACTTTGAGCACAACACCCCGTCAAGATTCATCGGACGGTTCTTGTAGTAGAGACAGTAGCGATCTCGTTGTCCTGATTTACCGCCATGTTTTGACGACAGCACTGCCTTCTCCACCACAATCCTTGTCCTGAAGATAGGTCTAGACGCCATCATTCTGCCGCCGTAGAAGCGTACTCACGAGCGATACTCATACGCTCTGACTCGATGGACTTCTGAGCCAGCACCAGCGCCTCATCGTCTGGGACCTGGTGTAAGAAATGGATGTGCCGCGCTAGACCAGCGACTCCGAGAAGACGCTTCGAACACTTCGGGCAGCCGGCAAAAACCTTGGCTCTGAGACCGGCAGGGTCGCCAGCAATCTTACCATCTGGGCGGCGACCACTCCCAGCCTTCGGTCTCATCGCGGCTTCGTAAACTCGTTCCGCCATCGGATGGTCGGGTCCTGGATCCCCCTTTCCATGCGGACCGTGAAATTTACGAATTTTCTTCTTGGCAGTTACTGGCTGGACCTCTGGTTCTAAGAGTTCGTCTTGAACAACGCCGGATACTTCGATAACTTCAGCAGGTTCATTCTGCTTAGCTGGCTCCACCAATCTCAAGTTGCTGGTCTTAGCAATTTCTCCCAGCTCTAGTGGCCGTCCGAGATCTTCCGACAAGGCCTGTAGCCTCTGGAAGCTAGTATCTAGTTGTTCAGCTAATTGTCGCGGAGACATGTGGACCAGGCCCATTGCTCCCTTGACGGTGAGCTTTTGGCCTTCGCGATGGTAGACGCCGAGATCTTGGCCACGCTGGATAATTTTGTCGAGTAGCTCAGCTTTTACTTTTGTAGCTGAGACAGCATGTCCAAGCTGTCCTGACTCTTGAGCTTTCTCTCGTATCTTCTCCAGCTCATCAATGTGCTGTAGCTGACGTAGCTGATACTCTACGAAGATTTCGACTGGTTGACGTCCAGTTTTGTTACGCTCCTCCTCGACCACCGTAGACCTGTGACTGAGGAACTCATGGTCAGCTAGGCCGAGTTCGAGTTTGATCTCGTCGTCGGTTCGTCCTTCGCCGAGTAGACGTCTGACCTCGCCCTTGACAATGGAGCGCTCGTCAAGTTTCCTGCTTGATGTACCTCGTGGCATTTCGTCTTGTACCGCACACTATCAGAGGAAGCTCGAAAATTCAATATAGTGTAACATAGCAGACGCATAGATTTCTCAGGAACTTGACGGCGCAAGCCTAGAAAGAGGAGTACGCATGCTGTCATCGGCGCAGAGCAAAACTAACTCAGACCTCAGCGCCATCGCCGTGGCGGCGCTAGTCAACTCCCGCATCAAGTCGCAGAACACCACCGCCTTGAGCGCCAAGCACTGCACGCTCAAGGCCGGCGGAACGTACTTGATTGCGGTCATGAAGAACATCGCCGACCTTACGCTCACCACCGCGGCCTACCTCGGCTTCGGCGGGGCGGCGACTTCGAGTACCATGCTCCTCACCAGCGATCATGGCTTCATCTACGTAGCCCCACTTGCCGATACCGACCTCTACATCCTGTGGGTGACGGCGGCGTGCCCGGTACAGGTCATCGGCTGCAACGCCGCCGCGCTTGTCGCGTGATGTTACCAAGGAGACATAGATGGCTCTGCCACTGAAACCGTGGTCGACATCTTATCCCGAGGCACAGGATACTCCCGGGGTAGAACAACCGAACCTGACCAATGAGTCCGCCCCCGGAGCCGGTGACGGAGATGTCATCCTGGTCGAGCAACTCCACGCCATCCGCGACAAAGCGCAGGCTATCGCAGAGACAATCGGAACAGACCTGGTTGAATCTGGTTCGTTACTGGAACGAGTAGCGACTTTAGAGGGTGGAACCAGCTCCTCCCCTCTTACGACCAAGGGCGATATCTACGCACACGACGCCACAGCTGACGCACGGCTCGAGGTAGGCTCAGACGGATATGTTCTGCGGGCCGCCAGTGATGCTACTACTGGGCTCGCCTGGGGTCAACTAACGTACGATGACCTCCTCGCCGCTTACGCTGTCGTGGCGACGTCCAGTATCGCTACAGCTGAGATCGGCGACACAGTCACCAACCCGACCGTGACGGCGACGGTCAACCGCCTACCAACGGCGGCGACGGTCAATGACGGAGTGCATGGTGCTGAGGCGTTTACTCCGCTCGCTACACCGACGATGACTCACATCCTGGCGCATGCCTACACGCACGTCGTCGTAGGCGCCGTAGATGCTTTCGCGGTCGCAGCCAACGAAATTGGTGGGCCGACCAAAACCGCGACATGTGGGATTGTGTGGCAGGCCCGCTGCTACTATGACACCCAAGAGCGGCCGGCGGGACCGACCTACGATGAAGCGTGGATCAAGGCGCTGGTGTCGTCTCAGCTTAAATCCTCAAGCGCCCAAAGTTGTGCCTACGTGGCTGGGGCCACCGACCGCTGTTACCTGGCGCTGCCAACATCGATGGGCGCCACGGGCGCCAGCTTCTACGACGCCGTCTCGGGCATGCCCGTCAACCTGACCAAGGTCGCGAGCGCGGTGAACGTCACCAACGCCTTCAGCGTCACGGTCGCCTACGACGTGTGGGAGTCCGACGAAACCAACTGGGGCACCGAAACGATGGGAGTACGCTGATGGCCGCTCCGTTCTCGGTCAAAAATGTCGACGGCTCGAACGTCGAGATCGGCACCGACACCAATCCGCTGCGAATCCTTGACGTCCTGGGCTGCAACCGCCCGGGGTTCGCCAGCGAGCGCCCTGGCGCGGTCACAGTGCTGAACGACGGCGCCGCGCATCTGCTCTACCGGGTGCCGACGGGGGTCGCCGACGCGCTCTACACGGCGCGGGTGCAGCCTGATGCCGCCGACGGAGTTACCCCCAAGTGGTGCCGCTACGACGTGCACAGCGTGCTGCCGCTGACCGGCGTCGTGACCATGAACATCGGCTCGGCCTCGGTCTCGGGTATGGGCACGTCGTTCCTGTCCGAGGTGACCCCGGGGCAGCAGATCGCCGTCAACATCGCGGGCGCCGCGTGGGCTGTGGTCCAGTCGGTTGGGAGCGATACCAGTCTAACGCTGGCGGCGGTCTACAGCGGCCCCACGGGCGCATCCTGCGGCGGCGTAGCGCTGGTGTCCGGCACGGCGCCGGCCACGGTCGCCACCGCCAAGAAATGGACGTATCCGACGGAACTACTCGGCCCGCTGGCGACGGGTGACGCTCTGTCATACTTCGCCGAGAACGTCGCTCAATTTCCGGCGGCGGTGGTCGAAATCGATCGGGTAGCATGACCCTCGTCGGCCTCATGACAACCCGCAACGGCGGCTGGTGC